AGTTTTGTATATTACTTTTAGCAAAATATGAAAGCTCGCCACTCAAAAATGCATAATTTAAACTTGATGTATAGGATGGCAAAGAATAAAAATCCTGACCAATGCTATCTACCTCATATACAAATAGTTGCTCATAGTCTCTACAGGTAGGAGTATATCTCCTTATCTCCTGTACTCCAATTCTACTAGACCAATCATCACAAATATAGTATCTCTTACGGTCTAAGTTTACTCTAAGTTTCTCAGGGGATAGATTGACTATCTTTGTGAGCTTCATCTTATCATCAAAGCATAGCTTGAAATAAACTCTATTGTGCAGTATTAGTTGCTGAGTTACAGCAGGTACTACTTTTTTAATGTTTAATTTTCTCTCTAGTGTATATAGCTCTAGCTTATCCTGTGGAGTAAGTCTATCAGCTACTATATTAAATCCACCACCTACAGCTGCATTCACTTTATACCCTACAATAGAGCCATGCAGTGGACTGCTGTAAAATATTTGATTGAGTAGCTCAGGGAATAGGTTATCCTGCCCAAATGGAATATAGCCATTAGTCTGATTCCTACCATTTACATATGGTAGAGTTAAATTAGCACCTCCTACTTTAAGGAATGGAGTAGAGAATGATTGATATCCCTCTACTATTTCGTGTTTTACTGTTTTAAAAAAGTCTTTTAATGCCATAATTACTCATAAATTGATTGTACTATTGGTCCACTTACTACCATCCTGCCCTCTTCAATCACAACCCCTGTAGAGTTAGCAATAGTTGGAGGTGTGATATGTGACTCATAGATGCTATATGTATACTGTCCTTTGATTAGTTCCAAATCTACAGGCTCATCCAATATAAACTGATTAAATCTTTCAGGATAAGCTGAGCTATCAGCAGTGTAGAATGTAATAGGTGCAGAAAGTTTGTCCATTTCATTCTGAAAGACAAACAAATAATAAGGATTCGGCAGTGTACTTACCTCAGTGAGTGTAAGGATTATCTGATTGACCTCATCTTTTTTAATGTATATCATATAACTATATTATACTAAGGTCAAAAAATGTTTAAAAAAAAAGCTCTACAATATGCAGAGCTTTAATTATTAGGGTGTTAAGGTTATACAGCTGGAAAACCAGGTGCTACTACTAGAGTAGAATCTATTTCATAACACAGGTGGTCTGACTCCGCTAAAAGTGTAACACTGTACTTAGAACCATCCGCACGAGCTGTGCCTGATCCTTCACCTGTAGCAGTTAATTGTAGATTCTCAAAGTACCAATACTTACCATTTGCATCTTTAACAACAGCAGCTAAATATTGCTGACCTGCTCCTAGTACATGGATAGCTTCTGACTTCTCTTTGTCTCTTCTATTGAACATTAAAGTAATAGTCTGAGTTACAAATGTAGATCCGTTAATTAGGTCTACTGCAGTATCTTCTGTATAGTTACCTGTATTTCTATTGATTTCAAATGTAGCAAATGGAGTAGTAGTTATAGCAGATACTATCCAAGCTCCTTGTGCTACTGTAGTAGCTGTAACTCCCTCTTGCTGATTAATCCATACTTGTCTTATTCCTCCTGTATTATTATCACAGGTTTTTGCGATGTTTTGTAACGCTTCACAGCTCATTGTATATGTTTTAAGTAAAGGGAGCTTTCACTCCCTTAGATTTATAAATTAGTTAATTAAGATGCAGAGTTGTAGAATACAATCTCAGCTCCATTAACGTGCTTAAATCCGATTTTCATGTTTGCACGAGTTCTGATAACAGGAGTTGCTACAGTATCAGCTAAGTTAATGGCTCTCAATGCTTTACCATCACCTTCAGCATCAAAAGCATAAAGAAAATTTTTGCGAGGTGAAGCCACAATCGTAGACTTACTAAGCATTCCAGGACATAATACCATCTTTATTCCAAGATAAGAAAAATCTAATGCTTGAGTTAAGTTAGCCTGTGTGTTAGATGCAGCAACAGCAGCACGATAAGCAGTAGCTACAGGAGAAGATACATAGATTCGTAACTCCTCTTGATTAGCAATTACAGCAGGAGGGATAGCAGCATATACTAAAGCTAATTGAGCAAGTACATTTGATGTAGTAATAGCTGGAGGTGTAGCTCCACCTACTTCAATTACATTAGCAGCATCAGCAACTAATCCTTTTTTATATCCATCACATAAAGCTAGAGCAGGAGTACCTGATGCAGTATCACCTGACCATCGTAACTTCTCAATGTTCTCAGCAATAGTTAATGACATCTCATTCCAATAGTAATCCATGAAAGATGCAACAGTGAAATCACCATTAGATCCTTTAGTCATTTGTAATGATACGAAAGACTGCTCTAGATCAAATTGACAAATCTCTGCCATAGCTGATAATCCCTCTACATTTATTTCAACCGATGCAAGAGTATCAGTACTAGAGTTCCATCCGCAATTCTCTGCCTGCAATACTTGTCCAAATACTACATTAGAAATTTTAGTCTTTACTTTAACTCCTGGTAGTGTACGATAGTTGTCAACTACTTCCTCATTTAAATAAGCTCGGCTATAGAATGCTTCGCTGTTAGCTTGTAATAATGCACTGTTAGCAATATCCAAGTCAAATCTTAATTTTTTGCTCATTTTTTTTGTTTTTTATTTATTAGTTATTGTTTAAAAATTTACTTACCATGCTGAACTTATCATGCTGTGATAATTTAGTAGCTTCTACTTCTACTACTTCCTCACCTTCAGACATTACTTCCTCCATATGATTTCTTAAATCAGCTATCATTGCTATAATAGCATTGATTTGCTCATCAATTACAGGTTGAACTATAGCCAAAATAGCTTCAGCATCAGCAGCAGGATCAATAGCCATCTCTTCTGTGGCAGGTGTCTCCTCTATTACTTCCTCTTCTACTACTGTCTCTAGTGCAATCTCTTCTGTCATTGCTTCTTCTTCAACAACAGGTGCATCTTTAATCTCAGTAACTTCTCCATCAACAACGATGTAGATCTTACCCTCGATTAGATGTTCTCCATCAGGTAACTTCATACTATATTTATTATTTAATTGATTACTTAGTTTTAAGCCTAAGAATCCCTCAATAGAGAATCCTATCTGCTCATTCTTTACTAGCTCATTATAGTAGTCTTTGTCAGTTACCTGAGCTGTTACCATTAATGTGCCTTTAGGTACTTCAATACCATAGCTAGAGTAGGCTTTATCTTTCTTAGGATCTTCTACTATCCATGCCTCAAGTACATAAGCTGGCACTGTCTTATCAGTATCATGCTCTAGGTTAAAGACATTCCTATTAGATAGGTCTGACATAAATTTAGAATGTATCTGCTCAATAGTCTCAACTGAGAACTGTACGTAATACTCTTCATCATTCTCATCATTCCTGTATATCTCCATAGGTATCATGGCAGGTGCTACCACTCTATACTTTAGGTCATCTGAAAAAAACAATTTCTTATGTTCATCAAATGCCATCCCTTTAGTAACAATAGCAGGAGTTGAGGTGAAAGCTATCTGCTCAATCCCTAACTCTTCACCATCTGAATACTCAGGATCTATAGTAATTTTATAGATTGGTATATCTTTTGTCATAACTATATTATATTTTTTTTATATTTGTTCAAAAATTAAAACTATGATAGAATTATTCGGCAAAGAAATCCCCTCTAAGATGGAGGAGCTAACACTAGAGCAGTTCCAAAAGATATCTGCTATCCATAACAGTGATGAGTATGATACTCTAGAGAAACATTGTAAAGTCTTTGAATACTTAGGTATAACTGAGGAGGAGATGGATATAGACTTTGAGCTGTTCTTAGAGAATGTTAAGTTGTTTAATAAAGATAACTATACTAAGAAAGATGCTGTTGAAGAGATAGAGATAGATGGCTATACTTATAGAGCTGAGATGAAGCTCTCAGTAAAAGATTCTCGTATTGTTGAAAAGATAGTGAAGAAAGATAATAAAGAATATATCTCTGAAATTATGGCTCTAATGTTCAAACGAACTGACCTATCCAATACTGAGCATTATGATTCTGCACATCTAAAACACAAAGCTAAACTATTCAGCAAGCTTAAAGCAGATATAGCTATCCCTTACCTTACCTTTGTAACCTACAAAATAACAAACCATGCAGAATCTCAAGTTACCAAAGCATTGGAATCAGATATCAGTGAGTCAGTTCCTGGAGATCAGGAGTCTGAGCAGTGAGGATGGAATGTTTAACTATCAGATTGATGTACTTTCTGCTTTAACAGATAGCAATATCTCTGAATTTGAGGAGCTAGATATAGATGAGCTAAGTGAATTGACTAAGCAGATTAAATGGATACAGTCTGATCCATCTAGGAGGTATAAGAATAAGCTAGATAAGTATGTACTTAAGCCATTTAGTAAGCTATCACTAGGTGAGTTCATAGACCTTGAGCATTACTTCTCTAATAACTACTTAGAACACTTCTGCCACATCTTAGCATTACTGTACCGGAGAACATCTAAGAATGTTTATGGTGATGATATCATTGAGCCTTATGAGTATAGTCCTAGAGATAGATTAGATTGGTA